ACTCCCGGGCATCTACCATGACCATCGCTGATGGCTTGATTCCGTGGTCGATACAGAACTTATAGGCGTTATTGATGGTAACGAGTTTGACCCCGTCTTCACGCAGTTTGCGGATTTCCTCGATATTCTCAGCCAAAGATGGGCCACCGCCCACAATCATTACCTCTACGTCATTCGTGGGGTAGGGCTGAACCTGCTGGAATCCCAAGGTAATGTTGGTCTTGACGTTCTCTTTGACTTTTTCCTCAGTCGTGTTTAAGACGCCCCTATCAACAAATTCCTTGCCCGACATCCATGCCGAGACATAAAAGTATGCGTAGCCGTCGGCCTCTTTTGACCAGTGGATCAGGCACTTACGCTCGTTGAACTTATTGAGCCACCACTCATAGGGGTGGACGCTCAGGTGAAGCCTGTGGCCTACGATCTTGCCCATCTCATCGTCTTGGGTGCTGATCTGGAAGAATACGTGCTGGCAGGAATCTAGGCAGTTATCCAAGACACGGTCTACGTGATGGGGGCGGATATGCTCCATAACGTCCGTACAAAAGCCATACGCCGCCTTGATATCCAAGGGCTGGGATAGGTCATGCTCCTTAAACCGCAGGGCATGGCTCTGGGTCTCAAGCATGGGGCGGATGTCGGGGTCTAAGCAGTTATCTGCAAAGTCCACCATTGTTACGTCTAACCCGCCAAAGAAGGCTAGGTTCAAAGCCCCACGGCCTGTGCCGCAGCCAAGGTCAATAACAGAAGCACCACGGGGAGGCTTGGCCTGAGCCATAAAATCAAACGCAGCACCCTCACCCGGGGCTACGGCTCGGTACTCAGGCTTCTCCCACATCATGCGGTACAGGTCTTTCTCCAAAGGACGGACACTACTGACCGTGACCACTGGAGGTTTTCCTATAACGCCTGTTAGTGCTGTGCTCATCTTTATCCTTAATTTAATCGTATGAGGGCTGAACTTGAATCATTAACAGGGAACTGAACGGTGAATGTTGTAACAGAAGTCTTGTCTGAACCGAAGTCCAGAACGCAGATAGCCGTACCGCCACTCTTATAAATCAACGCACCACGGGCTGTAATAGACGCAGTCCAAGAGGTATCGGCAAAGTCTACGTAGGCTATGCCATCTGTTCCAAGCGTGACTGATGGGGTCAGGGTGTTACCCGTAGCCGTATAACCTGTCGTTACCACTTCCCCTGCCGAAGTATAAGCCGTAGTCGAAGCATTTAGGGTTGCCGTGTTGTTGTACAGAGCGATCTTGATGGTGTCCACCAAGAAGTCCACATCTCCCTTAAACAGGGCTTCCTTGAACGAGTTACAGGTGAAGTTGCCTTGGAATGCCAATTTATTTCACCGGATAACGTACTTGAGGTGTGCGATACATATCCTGACGATCTTTGCCCTCGCCAAGTTGTTTGCCCATCATAAAGGCTTCGTTATACCGCTCCATGTAGTTTTTAACCGTATCTGGCTCAGACTTCATGAATGCCGCCGCCTCAAGCAATGAACCATAAAATAACAGTGAGTCAAGGTTATCCCCAAGCCATGACGTACCGGCAGTCACAATCGACTGTGGGTAGTAGAAATAGTGCAACTCCATGCTGTAAGAGGCGTCTGGAGTCGGCCCAAGGATGAACGTATTCTCATCAAATATGGCGTAATGCGTAGGAGCGCCAGAGACAGCCGGGAACGGGAAAGCCTCACGAATGAAGTTCACATCCTTATTTAGCAAGTACTCATAACTTCCGTCAGCGTTAATCCTTGCAAGGGAAAACGTAGCCAGCCAATCCACCGGGGTAGCCAAGTACTTATTATTTAAAGTGGCATTACCCGTTACGTTTTTCCGCAGGGCTGGGAACTGGATGGAGTTATAAATCCGCTGTTCAGCCTGCTGCACAAACCTAGCAATCTGCTCTGCGGACGTAAGACCACCCGCTCCCACAGCCTGTGGGAAGTCGTTTTCTGTATACGCCTTAATTGCGGCAGTTAGTTGCGTGTAGTTCATTAGCCCATCTTTGTGCTATTGCTGTTGCCCCGGGTGGTGTTTTTAGTACCACGAGTCCGCATTGTTTGGGTGTTGGGGATCGCATTTGGATACCCATTCTCACCCATTGTATCGGTATAGGGCTTAGGCTGCGTGTATTTGCCAATAGGATCGGCAGTTTCAGCAGGGAAAAAATTGCACTTATCGTTGGCTTGGCTCATATTAGATCCCCGTTTTTCTGACCATTGACATTGGCTTTTTCTGGTTGGCGACTTTTGCCATCCCACGGCCTAGTTGCTTCATCTGGAGGTTGGTTTTACCACCCCGAGCCAACTTCTTGACATTGGAATCAGGGTGAGCCTTGGCGCCCTTCTTAGCCATATGTTTCTTTAATACTTCTTTAAGATCCATTTCAAACTCCTTAAGTGGTTGCTACTGTTACGGTTCCAAGTGAGATACTCAAAACCAGATTATTCGGGGTAAGACTCGCATCATTTGCCCTAGATCCCCCAACAGGATTCCATCCCCATTGAATGATTCTACTTCCTCCAGAGGGATCACCGCTACCCAATTGGTTCGTTCCTGTATCTATCTGTAGCCCCGTATAACCCGCCTGTAAGTACGTCGTGTCTGGGCGTGGGTTTTGCAGCGCCTGTGGGTCGTAAACCGGGTACATCCCCAACTGCAACTGGGGCTGGTCTGGCTCCCAACAGGTAGGGCAAACAAGCAGATTGATGTTTTTGGTCTTGATTACTAATTTTTTAAGTTCCTTTAACTGATACCGAAACCCGCATCTATCGCATTGGGATATTGCCCATTTACCAGAAGCAAACTTTGGCCCAGCCATATGGCATCCTAATAAAAGTACTGCCGTGGAGAGAGCCTCAAGGAAGCCTTTTCCCGGTCTTCACTTGAACCCAGCAACCACTGTTCTTCATAAGAAGCCTTCAGCATATCAATCCTATTCATGGCGTCAGGTATCTTTAAAGACAGGTAATAGGCCAATCCAGCCGCCATACAGGGAATCATGCGGAAAGGTATGTCCTCAGTGTTAACGCCGTTCCCAGCGTCTTGTATGCGGCGCAAACGCCAGTAAACGAAGGAATAGAAGTTAGACTGGTCTGGAGCAGGCCAAACACAGATATTGGGGAGGTTTCGCACTGTCACAACATCCCCGGCAGTATGTGCAGCGGCGGTGCTGTTATCTACTCCACGGACACAGTTTTGTAGGGTATTCCCTGATATCTCGTTGTACCCAATAGTTTCGTTGTTTAGTTTGATGAACCCGACATAGTTTAACCCCTCCACAGAACTCAACGTAATCGTGCTAGAAGTCGATGTAATCGTGGAGGCTAGGGTCTTGGTCGTGGTGTTATCGTAGCCGCTCTGACGGTCAATCCATACCTGAATCGGCCTGCCTTGGGCGTTCTTATTAGGGATTGTGGCGTAGGTCGAGGACGAGATCCGGTTGATATTGATGTCGGTTTGAGGAATCCCGGTCTGGGTGCGTACCACCATATCCATTAGGTCAATTGTGTCTACGGGCAGAGCGTAACAAATTTGCCCTTGATTCAAAGGAATTGACCCCTGCTCAATAGTCCACAGATTAATGCCTCGGTTAGCCCACTCAATCGTCAAAAGGTTTAGGCTACGACGGGCTGTACGCATATCGTAACCAGTGCGTAACTCCTGACCGCAACGCTCAAACGCCTCTTCTACGAGGTTATTGAGGTCTAGGTTAAACGAGGTGGTACCTGTTGTGCTCATTTCACTTTCCTATGCGGAGCAACTTTTTTAGCCACTCCTTTAGGCTGGGCGACGAACTGCTTTCCGGCTGCTTTACCGGCTCTTTTGGCTTTCGTGGTCGAGGCGTACTCTTGCGGGGAGAGCGCTTTGATGGCGCTGCTTGGGAGGTATCTTTCCCCTGTAGCCTGCGATCCTTGCGTAGAAGGTTTGCCACTCTTAGTCCGCCAATTTTGTTGATTCCATGCCTTCAGACTTTTTTGAGGCGCTTTCATTTGTTCCCCCAAAATTACTTTTTTTAAGTTGCTCTTCTAATACCTGTACACAATTGCGAAGTTTGGTTATTTCTGCGTCCCGCTGATCTAATTTGTGCATTAACCCGGCGTTCATCTCAGCCCAAACAGCGATACCATTCATGCGCTCTTTATGATCCTTTAACATCAGATCAAATAGACGCTCAGAGATCTCAATCTGTTTTTGGACAAACTCAATCACGGTAGCCTCCACCAGCCTTCTTATACTGCATAGCCAGCATTTGTGCCTTACGGCCGCTCCACTGACCCGGAGCACCGCCCTTGCCGCCAGCCTTGATACTTTCAAACAGACGCTTACGCATACCGGGTTTGGTGTAATTGCCAGCCTCGTTTACCTTGGATACCTTACCACCCTCGGCATACATAGTGACCTCATTCGGATCATCCTGACGGGTGACCGTCTTGGCTGTTGGCATTTTAGAGGGGTTAATTATCCCCATTCCCCGGCTCGGCCTCATTTAGCAGTACCGTCCGCCCTTAGCCATTTTGACAACCTTGGTATCAGTCTTACCTTTTTTGGCAATGCCGTCAGCGGTCTTGTGACCAGCAGCCAAACCACCGCCAGTCATCTTTTTAACCGAGCCGCCACGTTTCATCTTGCCCTGTCCGTCGGCCGCAAAAGCAGGAATCTTTTTCCCATCTTTCATAACCATCGGCATACCGCCGCCAGCCATTTTCTTCATGCCGCCATGCTTTAGGCCAAGCGAACCCATCTGCTTTGCGGTTGGCA